CGCGCCTGGAGCTGTGTGGGATCGCCTTTGTTTTGCTCCCACTCCATCAGGCTGTTGGCAATATCACGCCGCGCCTTAACCTGAATGTCCGCGCTGCTTATTTTGACTGCTGCGTCGTAGGCCGCGCGCTCGTAGGCGTTGCTGGGGCCGCTTTCTTGGAACTGCTCGAGTGTGCCTGTGGGGTTTGCAGCCGCATCTTGCGCGCCGCGAAACTTTGACTGTGTCTCTATTTCTTTTGCGGCAAATGAAACCACGCGATCAGCCGCCTGGCTAATCTGCTGCCCACCCTTCGCAGCTTCGCGGAGGCCAGCAAAATCAACATTTGGCGGTGTCGTGATCGACGCACTTAGTCGCGCGCTGCGCTGATATGTTGGGTATCTCGGCGCCATTAGATCAACATTCCTGCGCCGCCGGAGCCGCCATAAGCCGGGCTGTAACCAGTGCCGCCGAGGCTTTGATATGACTGATAGCTAAAGCCCGGATTTGGAGTTGGTGGCGCGCCGGCGCCGCTAAACGCGCCAGCCTGATACGCCATTCCACCAGCCTGGGCGAGAGACCCCGCCGCGCCAAAGTATGCGTTTCGCATAGCCATACTTCCCGCAGATCGATAAATACCGGCCTGGTATTGCGCTGCTGATCTCGCGATTGTTTGGTTTTCTTCGGCAAGGGCTACATTGTCGAGAGCCGTGTAATAATCCTCGACGCCATAACCCATATTCAGCGTCATCAGATTGCCGACTGAACCGCTGAACGGATCAAGCGCACCAGCCGCGCCGCGCGCGTTCATTGTGGCCATGTTCCGGCGCGTGTTCTCAAGTGCTTTCACGCCTTCCTGGCGGTAGGCTAGGGCTTCCTGGCGCGCTTTGATCGCCTGGCTGCGTCCCCTTATTTGAGCCTGTTGCGCTTGCGCTTGATACATAGCCTTTTGCGCTTGCCCTTGGCGGACCTGACCGTAAGCGCTAAGAACCGCGCCGCCGACCATCAAAGCTGTCATACCCATTTTATTGACCCACGCTTAGTTGATAATCGAGTGCAAGGACGGTCATATCGAGCGGCACCGATTGCGTGACGGTGATTGTTCCCTCGTCGACAAAGCCGAGCAGGGGACCGATTGATTTGACGCCGGTAAAAGGGACGACGGAGGTGTCGAGTACATCCTCACCAAAATTTCGAAACGCAACTTGCTGGCCGTTGATCGTCATGGCCTGGGTCGCGAAAACCTCGGCGTTCACTTTAACGATGCGTTTTTTGAAGCCCTTAACCGAGCCGCTTTGCAGCCTTGGTTCGAGCGGCATCGTCTTTACGCTTACGCTGAACGGCATACCGATTTCATAGTTTGAGGCAGAGGCGCGATCAAACGTCACGACGCCTGATCCGTTGGCAGTTTTTTGCGCCTGCACATTGCCGTCGACAATTACGTCGAGCGTTTCGGCGGCGAGGTGCGCCGCAGTTCCGGTTGCGCTTACCGACGCCGAATAGACTGCACTGTCTGTGTGAAGGGTGCTGTCGAAGACTTCGACGTAGTAGACATTGGCTGAGTTAATGTTGCGCTTGATGACCGTGTAGATTGTGTCGACATCGACTGCTACCGCCTGGAACTCTCCATCAGTTGTAACGCTCGAGGGCGCGACGACTTGCTGCGCTCGAAGCAACGAATAACAAGATATTGAGCCATCATCACCGTTGACGAGAAATAGGCGGTCAGCTTCCTCGGTCGAGGTCGCGCGGCGTATTGCCATGTCGACCGGCGTTTTGAGTAAATGGCCCGACAACAGTGAAATGTTGCTCGTCGTGTAGGAGAGCTCGACATCGGTAAAGAGCATCTCGTTAAGCTGCTTGCCGGACCTCTGAATAAATAATGTGCCGCTATCGAGACCAACGACAGGAATGCCAATCTTTGCCCCATTGCGCGTCGCAGTTTTGACGACAAGATTGCCGGGCGTGATCGGCTCGTTCGTCGTTTGCGGCACATAGAACTCGCCGCCGGTCGTGAATATCTGGAGATCGCGGCCGCTAAATATGTCGACAATGGCATTGAGGCTCTCGGTTGTGATCGTCGCAATAATCGCGCGATCATCGAAACCTTCGCCCAAGTCGAAATCGAAAAACGAATTGACGACAGAGCCGTAGAAAGTGGTCGGCAGCGATTTAGTTCCACCGAAATAAAGTCGCCCCTCGTGAAAAGTTAGGCTCTTCGGGTACCCTTTGCTGACAGACCACGCGTCCTCGTATCCGGTCTCTAACTCCCAATCGCCGGACGCGATAACCGATGTATCGAATAAGGCTACTTCAGCGTATGCGCGCACGACGGTGCTCGACACAAATTCGATAATTCGGAGCCGGCCAAAATTATTGAGGATATTGATATATTGCCCGACGTTGCCACTTGCAAAAACGCCAGCGCTTGCCGTCAGCGTAATGTTATCAGACGCCACATCAGGCGTAATTGTCGCCGACGGATTGCTCGTCGAGATCGTAAAGGCGTGCTGGGGCGTGTTTTCAAAAGTGATGGCCGAAACTGTCCAGGTTGCATCATTTGCGCCGCGCACGATTTTGAGCGGCGTCAAATCTTCCTGGACAAGGATCATCGTGTCGGCGGATTGCGCGTGTCGCAAAGTCGACAGCATTGCCGACGTAATGGCTGTGACGGCGAGATAGTCGTTGCCGCTGCCGTTAATGTTTGTGACCAGCGCCTTGTTTTTGAAAATGTAAATTCGCTGATGCGCGACTACGAACATATAGCTGTCGCTGGTATTGAACTCGAAGGGGATCGCGCGCACACCATTTTGCGGCGCGGCCGAGCTCGGTATCTCGGCGACGAACTTGAGGCCGTCGCGCCTCTTTGCGCCGCCCTGCGGCAAGATGAAGACGTTTTGCGCCGTTTGTAGCGCCTGATAATACTGCTTCAGATCGATGCGTGAGCGCAAAAGCGGGTCGATCTCGCCGCTGGCGAAATCTGTTTGGATGCGAACGACGCGAGACATTTAGCTTGCTCGAGCGGTGACGAGCGGGAAGTCCTGGAAGCCAGCGACCGGCTTACTGCCGCCGTCAATCTGCATCGCTTGCCGCATCATGCCGCCGCGCATATTCTCGGACAGGCTACCGACGGCGAGTGACTGGAAATACTGTGCCTTGCTGATCTGGTCGGTCACTGCCTCGGCGATGTGCCAGGCGGTCCAGTATTTGAGGAGCTGCACGAAATACGTCGGCATTACGTCCTCGGACGGACGAAACTGGTAGTCGATGTAGACCGTGTCATAGTCGGTCTGAACATCACTGCCGTAGATTTCCCATCCATGCGTGACGGCGTGGGCGCCCGCTGCGCCGCTTGTAAACAAAGCGCGCGGGCCGCTGCCGAGGATGTCGGAGGGCAGAGGGTATTTGTAACGCCATTCATTCGCCGGCGCGTCGACGCTGCGCGCGAGTTGCGATTTCTTTACAGAAAAGGACCAGGGATAAGTCAGAAGGCAAGTGTCACGAAGATCGTCATAGAGGCGGTCAGTGATCTGCGCCGCGTCAGTGCCTTCGGAAAATGAAGATAGTGGGGACGAGCCAAGCATGATGAGGGCGTCAGAGCAGATGGATAGCTTGGTGTCGCCCGTGGCCATACGTCGTCCTCGAAAGGTTAAGGGCGGAGAGCCGAAGCCCTCCGCCGCATAACTTTAGTCGCTATCGCTGACTGCGATTGCAGTGCCGTCACTTACATCAACAACGCCAGAGGCATTGCTGAGTACGATGTGGAGAGTAGCCGTGGCCGTCCCTCCGGTTGACGCGTAGCTGTAGATGATGTCGCCGACGGTAACGTCGTCAGAGACAGCGTTGAAATACCCGGCACCATCGACAACGGTCTTGGCATCGGTCGTGGTGTAGGTCCACATCTGGGGCGCAGAGCCTTTTAAGCTCTGCCCCCCGGCCGGGGACCATCCTGCTCTAGCAAATGCCATGATTTAAGCCTCCCGACAGGTGATTTTGACGATGCCGCCAGCGCTACCGTCGTCGATAGCAATGGCGCCGGCGCCAAACATTGAGGACACGAGGAACGATGTTTTCTCCGGGACGTAGTTGACCTCAGATTTCTGGTTCATTGAGACACCCATGCCCATTGCGTTCTTGTGGAACGCATAGCAAGAGCGGTCGTTCGATCCATCTTTGGTTAGGCCACCCTCGTCGCGATCACCGATTACTACGATACGCATGCCGAGGAACTGGCTGAGAGAGCCATCGACGAGCGCACGGACCTCGTTGAACTCAGAAGACTGCACCTCGGTGTTGCCAATCAACGCCGACAAGTTGTGAGCGTGGATCAGAAGGCAACGATCAGCCGCCGGGACATTGTTACTGTCTAGGGCTTCCTTGGCGGC